CGAGTGTTGTTGGATCAACCACAGAGGTATTCGCGATGCGACCAGTAATGACTCGAATCGGCAATTCCCGCTCCGGCTTCAAGAGCGCTGGTAAAGCGCTGTTCCATCACTGGGGTGTAGACACGATTGAAGCTGATACCGGCTTTGGAAACTACACCGTAGCAGTCGTCGAGTACCCAGACGGCCGTGTCGACATTTTTCCCCCGGCGAACATTTTGTTCCTCGATGTGCAGGACCAGGGTCAGGCGGTAATCGACACCTTCACCGGCGAAGCAAAAGTCGCATAACCCGCCACTCTGGAGGCGACCATGGCAACCAGCTATGCAGACGGTGCGCAAGCCCGAGAGTGGGATAGGCGCTACGACGCTTGGGGTCGCGAGAAGAAAGCGAAGCCCGACGAGTTCCACGACTACGAAGCCTCCGAACAGATGCGCACTCAGGCGCTGCCTGATCGTGCCGCTCGCGTAATCGAAGAGCGCAAAAGCCTGGCGCGGCGCATTACCGCAACCATGGCTCAAATGGAAATGGTGTGTCCGCCAAAAGGAGGCGCAGCGTGAACACTGAAGAACGGGATCACCAGACTGCTGTCACCTGGATCGAAGGCGAGATCGACAACATGATCCGCGACCTCGGCAAGCCAAACGCCAGTTCCGCGGCGACATCTGTCATCACCCTGGCCTTTCTGTTGCGCGTCATCGACGACGGCGAGCAGCGTCACTACCGGGCCCGCATCGATCAGATTTACTCCTCCTACAACGAGTCGAACAAGCAAGGAGCAGCAGCATGACGACCCCACCGGTTAAATCACTGATCGACGAGCAACTCGACGAGATCGAATCGAAGCTGGTCCTGCTGGGTTTCGGCCTACCGTTCAACGAGGTGATTGGCAGGTCTCGCGAAGCCCTGGTCGTCAGCCTGCCACGTCGTCTGGCGGCAACCATGAAAGGCGGCCGGATCGCGGTGAGGGTTCGGCCATGACTTCCTATCAGCGCGCAAAGCGCTTTTGGTTCTGGCGCGGCTCAGCCATCGCCCTGCTCTTCTTCACCGCCTGGATGTTGGCAAGCGCCTACTCCGGCCAGCTCACTCAATAACCCACACCTTCAAAGCTGCGTACCGCGCCGCAAGGAACTGTCATGTCCGCAAATACTAAACAAGCACAAGAATCGCTCGAAATGAGCGAAACCGACGACGTACAAAAATCTGTGGTTCCTGCGGTTGCCGTCACCGACATCGCCGAATATCGGCCGCACGAGGAACAGATCGTTCGTCTGGAAACCACTTACGCGAAGCTGGTCGTTGACTGCTCGACCAGCGAAGGTTTGGCGAATGCGAAGGAAGTTCGCGTTGATATCCGCGACGTGCGCTACGCCCTGGCGAACACCACCAAGACGGCGCTCGTTCCATATCAACAGAAAGTCAAAGATGCCCAGGCTCGCGTCAACCAGGTTAAGGAGTTCGGCGAGGCCCTGAAGGATCGAGTCTTGGCAATCGAGGCGCCTGTTGACGAAGCAATCAAGGCCGAAGAAAAACGCGTAGCTGACGCCAAGGCCGAGCGCGAGCGTGTCGAGGCGGAACGTGTCGAAGCTATCCGGACGAAGATTACCCGCTTTAGTTCTGTCGCTGCTGCATATGCAAGCCGCAGCGCTGCTGATGTCGCAAGCGTCCTGCAAAGCGTCAAGGAGTCGGTGATTCTGCCCGAAGAATATGCCGAGTTCGAAGCTGAAGGCACCATCGCCCGCGACAACGCGATTGATCAGCTTGAAACGCTGCACAAGTCTGCGGTTGAACGAGAAGAGGCTGCCGCCAAGCTGCTGGCCCAGCAGAAAGAACTTGATGAACTGCGCGAGAAGCAACGCATTGCCGACGCTGAAGCTGAGGAGTTGCGCAAGCAACGCGCCGAGGAAGACCGTCTGCGTTTGAAGAAGCAGCAGGATGATCTGGACCAGCAGCGCCGCGACATGGAAGCACAGCAACGCCAACAACGTGAGCAGCAGGAAGAGCAACAGCGCCAGCAGCGCGAACGCGACGCACAGTATCAACGTGACCAAGAAGAGCTGGCCCGCCTGCGCGCCCAGGCTGCGGCACCACTTCCAGTCACCCCAGTGGCTGCCCCAGTGGTCGCGGAGAAGGCTGAAGTAACACCTATCAGTGCGCATGCGATCGCCGCTCAATCCGATGACGTGACTACGACCGCCCCATCGGTTGACGACATTGTCGAGGTTGTAGCCCTGGGTTTCGACGTGGACCTCGACACTGCTCGCGCCTGGCTTCAAGCCATCCGCTTCTAACCACCCTTTCCATCTAACGGCCGACCCGCTCCTTGTCGGCCACGGAGAGCGCAATGAACGATTCAGACACTCAAGCAACAACAAGCCTCGCCACGTACCACGATCCGTCGCACAACGCCGCTGCACTCATCCTCGATCCAGGCACGATGAGGTCGATGACTGATCTTGCGACCATGATGGCTGATGGGAAAACGACGGTTCCTGAACACCTGCGGGGCAACAAGGCCGACTGCATGGCAATCGTCTTGCAGGCAATGCAGTGGCAAATGAACCCATTCGCGGTAGCTCAGAAAACGTTCATCGTAAAAGGTGGCGCGCTGAGCTATGAAGCCCAGTTGGTCAACGCCGTGATCACCTCCAAGGCTCCCACCATCGACCGCCTGCACTATGACTGGTTTGGTCCTTGGGAAAAGATAGTTGGCAAATTCCTCGTTAAGAAAAACGCTGAAAACAAGGAATATCGTGTTCCTGGCTGGGGCTTGCTCGACGAAGTGGGCTTGGGCGTCAGAGTGTGGGCAACATTCCGTGGTGAGGACGAGCCGCGAGTGCTTGAGACACTCATGGCGCAAGCTCGTACTCGTAACTCCACACTTTGGGCTGACGACCCAAAGCAGCAGATCGCCTACCTCGCTACAAAGAAGTGGGCTCGCCTGTTTTGCCCAGACGTGATCCTGGGTGTTTACACGCCTGACGAGTTCGAAGGCTCCTACGGAAACGAGATCGATATCACTCCTACCGAGCAGGCCAATAACACTGCGGCCGCATCTAGCGTTTCCTTCGGTCCGAAATCCCCCTCACCGGAAATCGACGGAGTATTCGCCGACCTTTTGGCCGTCGCGAAACAGCAGGACATCGACGCCTATGCGGCAGCTTGGGCAGGTCTCAAGCCGAAGCAGCGCGCAGCAATCGGTCTGGAGTGCCATGAAGCGCTCAAGTCCATGGCGGCAACTGTTGATGGCGACTTCACCGACATAACTGGCACCCACGACGACCTGTCTCAGGCCGAGGAAGCGGCGTAGTGAGAACGGAACTTCAAGGCACTGAAAAGTGGCATGCAGACCGATCTGGCCGAGTGACAGCCAGCCGGTTTAAAGATGTGATTGCCTGGGGGAAGCCTGACAAAAATGGGAAGCGCGAGCCTATGGGTGCGCGCACCTCATACATGCGCGAACTGTGCTTCGAGCGACTGGCAAAGAAGTCCAAGCACAACGTCAGCAGTGCTTCCATGAAGTGGGGTCACACCGAAGAACAGAAGGCTCAGGACGCCTACGAGATGCTGACCGGCAACATCGTCATACCATCAGAGTTCATCGTCCACCCGAAGTACGACTGGCTCGGCTGCTCACCAGACGGCCTGATCAACGATGACGGGGGCACCGAGTCGAAGTGCCCTTTCAACGAGGCGATTCACGTCAGGACATGGCTCGAAGGCATGCCCGAGGAACACATGCCGCAGGTCCAAGGCTGCATGTTCGTTACGGGGCGAAAATGGTGGGACTTCCTATCGTTCGATTCTCGCCAAGATGAAGAGTGTCAGCTCTACATCGAGACGATTCACCGCGACGAAGACTACATCGCCAACCTGCACAAAGAGCTGGTCCAGTTCAACCTGGAGCTGAATCGCATGGTCGATGAGGTCGCGGACAAGGCCCGGGCGCAGGCCCATCGCTTAGGAGCTTGATCATGATCAGCAACCTTAAATACGACATCGAGTTCCGGCGCGAGAAAGCTCTGGAGCTTTCCAGCCAGGTCGAACAGCACTTAGCCGCGGGCGGGCGCTTCTCCAGGTCGGAGCCCGCTCAAATCAATCCACCACCTGCTGAGCGTTCCACAAAGATCGATCCAGACACCGTCCTCAAACGCCGCCCCAAGGCGATGACACGGGCTGAGCGGTTGGCGCTTCGCAAAATGGCGGACTCACTATGAGCAAGCGCAAACCCAACAACATGCGCGCCCGAGTCGAGCGATCGTGCCGGGCACTGCTCAGCACCAACCACGTCGCAGTGGTGAACATCGATCCCAGCGGCCATCAGGGCATGATCAATTACAAGTCGCTGAAGAACATCGCGCCCGGGAAGATTGGCCAGGCCGTGTGCGGTATTCCCCATCGCTGGACGATCTACCTCAGCGCTCTCTGTATTGATGCTCGCGGCGACCGCTACAGCAAGTCGATTGAGGTGGCGCCGGACGGCGTGTACCTCTCCGACCACTTGGAAGACGTGATCGAGCATTGCTACAAGAAGCTGCGTGACTCCGCCAATCAAAGCCAGATGGTGGCTTCTGGTTGGATCGCTATTCCTGAATCCATATCGCTCGACGAGGCCCACGCTGCGCGGATTTTTGAAGCGGTCGGA